CAAAGTTCAAGCACTTGAGATACCAAAACAGACCGCCTTCAAAGTTGGCATACTTACCCTTACTGGTGCCCGTGTGTTGTCAATAGCTTTCTGTTACAACACCATAGATGGTGCATGGTATCAGGATTTATCAAATACCATCATTAATGATGTTTATGACTTCAGCCGATTCGCCAGCGATGCCACCTTATACCGCCCTTGTTACAAATCCATGACCACTCATCTTAATGCCACTGCCTTCAATAACATCGGTATGGTTACAGGTAGTCAATTCAACCCCAACATATTATTCCAAGGCGTCCCCTTTCAGTTCTTGCAGTCTAACTTCAACGCCGGTATGGCGTTTGTAAAACACCTTTTTAAGACTGGTGTTGCAAATGTTGTTGACTGTGACGAGTTACTCATTGACGGCGAAAGAGAATACACTGACCTCTGTTCCACGTTACCTAGATACCTTGCCAATGAGATCAGGCAGGAATTCAAACTCAAGAACAGCCAATCCTTAGCCATACCTGCGAATTATAACGTTCAAATCCTTATGATGAACCCAGCTGTTACCGGAGTCGAATGGAACGGTACCTTCCCGTTCCCAACTGCTTCTCAAATTATGCAGCAATCCGCCAGATCATACAATGGGAAGGCTCTGGAAGGTACTTTCACCGTATCCAGATTAAACACCGTTTCCCCCAGCTGGAAGCCTGCCGCAAATACCATCGATCCAGGTGATGCCAACGTGTACCTTCCTTATTGCTTTTACGCCATGTTCCACACTGCCGGAGGATGGAACTTTGGCAACTGGTGGGAACCAACCACTACCATCGGTTCGTTTGTTAAGCCACTCCGTGACACGTATTGGACCCAAGACATGACCTGCAGCTGGACGTTGTATGATGGTCTCACGTTCAACTCCGCCAACAATAACTTGCAAACAACCACCCAATTGCTTATCTATAAGCACTGCTTCGGTATGGAAGTTCAACCCTCCCTGAAATCTGCCTGGGCAGGCACGGTCGTTCTAGCCCCAAAACCCGACATCATGGCTATGCAGAGACTACTTGATGCTTTCTATGAGGTCAAGGATTGTTTACCGGCCAGATACAACTTTTGGGGTATGCTCGGTAGCCTCGCTAAAGAGTGGCTTCCTAAGATTGGGGGTGGCCTACTGTCACACGTATTTAAGGTAAACACTGAAAACGATGGTAAGCTTTTTAAGGATATCGGTGGTTTGGTGAAACCCTTTAAGAAGATGATCGCCACCGAGAAACAGAAGCAAGTTACACATGCTGAGAGATCTGCCACTAAAACCGCTGAGAAAGCCTTGAAGACCATCGAGAAGGCAGAGAAGACTGGTAAACCTCCAAGTGAGAAGACTAAGGCACGCATGCAGAAAGCCATCTCTAAAGCTGATGCCAACATCGCTAAGCAGAGGAAACTGTATGGCACCAAGAAACGCGTCCCTCCAGCCAAGAAGAAGAAGTGATCTTACTTCCTGATCTTACAAACGG